GTTTGAGTTTTCTCGTTTACTCAGTGATGAGTAGCATTTTCTGGCTCTTTTCTATTTTTAATTATACTTTATAAAAGGAGGTAGTGAAAAAGCATGGTAAAGAAATTAACTGCTAAAGATTTTGCCCAAATGGCTGCAAGCATGGAAAAACACTATCGCAGAACTTTTGTTTTTTCGTTTGATGCAAAAATGTCTTACATTACTTATTTTGTCAACGGAATGTATATGGCGTACATTACAGCCAGTTCTCGTATTTTCCACGAAAACAAAGCCATGACAGTAGAAGAGTTTAGCAAATTCAACTACAGCAATTACTGTGCAGAAATTACTGTAAGTGGAGAAAAACTTAAAACAATCAGATTTTACAATGAGTTTACAGAAGAAACTCGTACATAAATCTGAACAACCAAAACGCAGTAATTACAAAATCCATTATTTAACAGATGTATTTGTTTTTTCGGGACATTTATAATAGTAGTTATAAAAATGGATTTTGATTGTAAGGGATAACCTTTTGGTTATCCCTTTTTTAATATGAAAATAAAAAATCTCATATTACACAAATCGTCTGATTATATATAACATAGAACTCTATGTGCAGTTTTGTAATAATTTCGCTTTAAGTTCAATCCATTGAGCTGGTGGTGGACATGATAACCTTTTGTCCATTTCAACTTGTTTCATTCGCTCTATATGTTGCTTTTCAGCCCATTTTTGCCGCTTTTGTTCTTTTTCAATATTGTCCAGAATCTCTTTGTCGTTGCCAGAGCGGATAATTGCTTTGGCGTATGCTATTGGGTTTTTTGCCCCTTTTTTAACTGCAAAAAGACGAATTTTTTCGAAATCTTCATTTTTATGTGATTTTATTTCAACTGGTTGTTCTTTTTCTTGTTCTTTTTTTTGTTCATGTTCATGCAACTCGCATTTTGCAAGTTTTTCGGTTCCATTTTGCGGTTTTTCAACTTGCATTTTGTCAGCAATAAAATTTTTTGCGGATTTTGCTAAAATTTTGTTAGTGAATTTGTATCGGTTGCTGTATTTTCTTTCGGAGATAATTAATCCTTCTTTGTGCAACTCTGCAATCGCCCGAATTACACTGGCCTCAGATATTCCCATTTTCTCAGCAATAGTCTTTTGTTTTGGAAAAACATCTGCTTTTCTTGGATTGTAGCAATCTGTAAGATACAACAGAACCAATTTTGTTGTCGGTTTAAGATTGTAATTTTGCAAATTGTTAAGCAAAAATTTTGTTAATTCGAATTGCTTCATTTGCGATGTCATCGGTGCAAAATCATCATTATTGTTGATTTTTTCCTGTCCTGCTGAGTTCATTTTTGACCTTCTTTCCAAATTAATTCACAACAAAGTTGACGTCAATTCCCGAAAATGGTACAATGAACTCGGTAAAAGTTTTCATTGGTATCAATTTCGATTGATGCCTTTTTTATTATCTTTTGTTTGTAACAATTCGTTCGTCAACAAATTGTTCACTATGCATGATAAATTCAGCATGCATTTTTTGTCAAGTTTTGATATTCAACCCGTTTTATTAATATGATAAAGTTAATAAACCAGTTTATTAAAAGTTAAAAACCGCTCACGGCAACTGATTACAGTATGTGAATATTAAATAATAATAAAGTTTATAATCAAATATTGATTTCATTGTTTAGTTGCTTGTATTCCTTTATTGATTAATCATTTGTTTAATTTATGCCTATTTTGTTCAATTAACCTGTTTTCAACCTCAAAATAAACAGGTTTATAACTTAATAATGATTGAAAGTCTGTAATAACTGCGTTATATTTTTTTTGTCATAAACTGTTGATAAACTTTATTAGCGTTTATTAGCATCTTTATTTAACTGTTTTATAAAGTTTTGTAAACCTGTTGAAAACATAATTAACTCATTTTATAATTGGAATGAATGGGGGAATTTCATGCTTAAATTTACAATCAAAGAACTTGCCGAGGCTTGGAGTGTCAGCGTTCCTGCAACTTGGAAACGTGTCGAAAAAATAAAAAAAGAAGATGAAGTCAACGGCACAATGTCGTTAATCGAAAAAAAAGAGTTATTTAACAACAAAATGACAACTGTTATCGAACTTGACGAGGCAACATATAATCGTTTTGCTCAAAGTTCAAACGACACACAATCAGAATCAAATCAAATTAACGAGTCGGAATATGTTAACAGAATAGTGGAATTTTCGGATTTAACTCAATCTCGTATTTTAGAGGCGACCGAACGCTATACGGCTGATTTGAAAAATCTCATGCAGCAGTTGGCTGAGGCTAAAGCATCAACATTGTTATTGGAAGATAAAGCCAATCGAGAAGGACTTTACCTTAATGAGATAAAAGAATCAAAATCTGCAATTGCAGACCTTGAGCAGAAAAATGGAGATTTGTTGCAAACGAATAGCAATTTAAAAATTGTTATATCAATATTGACGACTGTGTTAATTGTGTCATTAATTTTGATAACTTTTTTGCTTATTTCCGATAGCCGAAAAGATGTACCATTAAAGGATAAACAACCGGTTAATGAAGTGGTTGTAAATGACAATAAAGTTGATAATAAAGTTAATTCAACCCCTCAAAAGCCAATAACGACGGTCAAAAACAAAAAATAAAAATGACACAAAAATTTTTCTGTCGAAAAAAATCACTGACATAACAGTGATTTTTTTTATGAAAACCTTTAAAAGCCGCTGACAACGCCATTGTTTTTAAAACTCAATAACGACGGCTCATTCGAGGGTCAAGGTACTGTGTGGCTCCTCAAAACCTCGAGGGTTGTTGTGCTGCCGCTGTCGGTGTGTGTTTAGTCCCCGAATTTTTTGAAAAAAACCAAAAAACGCATAACAAAAAAGCCATAACAGGCGTTATATCGATATTTTTTGTGGTGACACTGTTGTTTTTGTGTGTCATTGATAAAACGTTGATTATGGCGTTTCTGTGCGATTTTTTGATATTTTGTGTTTAATTCAATTGTGTCATGTCTTCGATTAGCAATTGATTGATTCGTGAATATCCGTCATCGGAGTTAGTTATCGGTTCTTTGTTCGTTCTGCCGTCACCCATTCCTGACGATTCAATTGCATAATCATTAACCGAGAACACAAGACCGGCTCCGCATGAGTTCATATCGTTTGTGGCCCAAATGGCATTATAGTATTGTCCCTTTGATTCGACAACTGTGCCGAAAAAATAAACTTCTTTAAAATTTGCTGATTTCGTATAGTAAATTTTACTCGGGTCAACAATTTTATATGGTTTATTCAGTATTTGCGAAAGACCGTTTGCGAATGTTGAGTTTACTTTTAATACTGGGTTTTCTGTTTGAACTACTTTTTCTTGTTTTGCAGCAGGTTTTTCATTTGTTGTTTTTTGTTCAGAATCTTCACCGGACGATGCGATTAATACAACCAAAATGAAAATAGTTGCTAATAATCCACAACCGATTTTTATTGATTTTGGAGTATCATTTTTAAAACCGCATTTAGGGCAGTTAATTGAGCCGTTTTCAATGCAATCAAATTCTTCGCCACAATTACGACATTTAATGACGTAAGATTTTTTCTCTTCTTTTTTTCCATTTTTCATGTCTACAATTAGATTTTTTGCTTTTTCGCACGTTTTAGGCGTCTTATCGTAACTTTTTAAAATTACTGATTTGTTTTCATCACCGTAAGTAATGCGTAAAAAATAATGATTCTTTTCTTTTTTACCTGTTCCGCTGATTCCGCCGACAACGGCACCAACAGGACCAAGTAACAAACCGCCAACAATGGCCCGACCGATAACAGATTTGTTTTCTTCTTCTGTTTCTGTCAATACTTCGGCATTGGTAATATCCGAATACTCAATGCTCATGACATCTTTCATTTTTGAATCGAAAAAAACCAAATTGCGATGATACGCAAGTTTCATTTTTTCCCCGTTTGATACAAAAGCGATGCCGTCAACAAATTCAAAATCTAAAATTTCAGTCATTTATATCTCCTTTAACTTCCGCTATTTAAGCATATTTTAACTTCGTTTGCAATTTTTGCTTTATAAAGCAAGCGTTTTATAGATAAAATTTTTCATCTTTTTGTAGTTTATGTTTTGTAAATTTTGAGGATTTTGTCCGTATTTAGGACTTTTCATGTACCATAGAGTAACGCCATTTTTACGGGCAATAGCGTTAATGCGGTTATAATATTTCCAATCAGACGGTTGTTCGATGATGATAATAACGGCAGGTTTTTTGCCTGTCATCTCCGCATAATACTTTGCTTGCCCAAAACTTTCAGCCCATTTATGGGCAAAGTCAAACTCAACGGCATAATTTTTTGTCAGGCAGTCCACACGGGTTTTGTCTTTTAAACGGTATTCTTCCGTACCGTTCCATTTACCGCACCACTGCTTTTGATAATATTTTTCAGGGTATAAATGTTTCGCAAAGGAAACCTGATTCAAACAAGAACAAAAGAACATGAATGCCAATATTTTTTTTAAAATCATTTTCCCGTTACCGATACTTTTATCTGTTTATTCTGAATCATTGAAAAAATAATCCATTGAGCAATTCAGAGCAACGGCTATTTTATTCAATGTGGCAATAGTTACGTGCTTTTCGCCCCGTTCGATATTCCCGACGTAGTTCTTGTTCAAATCGGTCATTTCAGCAAGTTTCTGCTGAGTTAGCCCGTTTTGTTTTCTTTTGGCGATTAATCTTTGACCAATATTCTTAAAAATTTTGTTCATAAGAATATTTTGAATGCAAAAATTCAAAAAATAAACCTACTCGCAGACGGTCGATTTACTTATTTGTTCGGTTTATTATTCTACAAGATTTTTAAAAAGATTGTCTATTCACCAACTGGGCTATTTTGAAAGGAGAAACATGGAAAAAATCATTTTATTTGCACAAAAAAATTTGAAAGTCTTTTTTGAAGAAAAAACGAACGTAATAATTGCATTGTTATTGGTAATGTTTGGATTAAACATCTTTGCAATATTAGAGATTCAAAATGTTAAGAAAAATTCTGATGATAATTTCAAAAATTTAGAAAAATTCATTGCCAAAAGATGCGAAGATGTTGATGATAAAGTCGATTTCAGATATTTCAATCTCACTCGCAGTATTCAAGATGTACACGGTGTCAATATTGACACCAAAAGAGGGAACGTCGTCAGCAGATTTAAAATAGTTGATTAAGTTTTTCGATAATTTTGTTAAGATAAGCGAGTTCGTCTATTGTTAAGATTTGCTCGTTATTTCGGGTGTCGTTTTTGTTGCCGATACCGAACAAAAGCCAATCTGCCGACACGTTGAAATTATTAATAATCGAAACTAATTCGTCCATGCTTGGTAATTTATTCCGGCTGACCATTTCGGCATAGCGTTTTTCGCTAATACCTAAAATTTTAGCAAATTTTGCATCATCGTAAATTTTGTTTTTAATTTGAACCTCTTGCAGACGCATGCCGTAATTGTCGAGTTCTTTTTGCAATTCTTCAGGAATAACATCTCGTCGGAGTAAAGTATTGCTTTTTTCAAGCAACATTTCGCCCTCTCCTGTCATTATCCAATGGATATTAATTTCAGGGAAAAATCTATTTATTGCATAAGCCGAATCGTATGAAAAAGATTTTTGCAATCCTTTTTTAATTGATTGAAAATTTGTCGGTTTAATATTAATTCCTTTTGAAAAACTTGTTACGCTTGTGATTCCGACATATTCCATTATTTGATTTAAACGTTCTAACGCAGTTGTCATATTTCCTCGTAAAGTTTTATTAAGTCGTTTTTTGCTACTGCTAACAAACGAAACGACAAGTTTGGCTTGTATCTTGTAAAATTTCCCTTGCTTTTTGTGTAAAATTTTACAATAATGCAATTATACAATCATACATTAATTAAATCATACCACGAAAAGAGGAATTGAGAAAATGGCTCTAATTCAATTGAAATGCACTGCAGAATTTAAAAAAAAATTTCACTCTGCTGCTATCATGCAAAACCGAACAATGGCTTGTGTCATGCGTGAATTGTTAGAAAAATGGTTGCAAGAACAAGCAAGGGAAAAAAATGTCGGATAAAATAAGAATTGAAAGAAACCGTAACTATACGGTTATGTCGAATATCCATTTATTCGACAAAAAGTTAACTTTAAAAGCAAAAGGAATTTTGAGCCTTTGTCTTGCCTTGCCTGATAATTGGGATTATTCAATTTCAGGCTTATGTAAAATGTCTGACGATGGTCGTGATTCGGTTCGTTCATCGTTAAAAAACTTAATAGATAACGGATATTTAAAAGTAAAGAACGTTCGGCAAAAAACAGGGCAGTTCCTAACGGAATATACTTTTTATGAGCAATCTACCGTGTCGGAAAATCCGCAACGGGAAAACCGCATCGGGGAAACCGTGTCGGAAAACCCGACGGAATTAAATACTAAAACTAATCATGATAATACTAACGTATTATCATGTACTAAAACTAATAGGGAAACAAAAATTAAAAAACTTTTTATTCCGCCAAAAGTTGAAGAGGTTGCGGAATATTGCGAAGAACGCCAAAACGGTATCAACGCTCAATATTTTGTTGATTATTACCAATCCAAAGGTTGGTACGTCGGAAAAAGCAAAATGAAAGATTGGAAAGCGTCGGTTCGGACCTGGGAACAAAATTGTAAAAAAGAAGAAAAACCTCAAATCGAACAAAAATATCATTACGAATAGGTGGAACATGGATTTTGTAAAATTAGGCCTTGAAACATTAGGTAATAGAACAAATAACGGGAAATGTAGATTTTGCGGTCGTCCGTTGCAAAAAAAAGAATGGTGCGACTGTCCCAAGGCTCAATCACTTAATCGTTATTATCGCAAATTAAACAATAAAATAATCAATGCCGAACGGCAAAAACTTGTTAATGTAACATTTGCCCCCGTAACGATTCCGATTCGGTTTGAGGGCAAAACATTTTCTGATTTTTTGACAAAAAATCAGAGATTGCTTGAAATTAAAACCGCCGTTGACGATTATGCAAGCAAATCATTCACAAATTTTTTGTTTGGAAAAAATCTCGGACTTATCGGCAATTACAGAACAGGGAAAACCTTGTTGATGTCGATTTTAGTTCAACAATTTGAAAAAGATTTTTCATGCAAATTTATCAACATGAATGACCTTATGCAGAAAATTAAATCGTCATTCGACGACAATTCCTCAACCGTAAAATCAATAATCGCAAAATATTCGACAGTTGATTATTTGTTCTTGGACGATATCGACAAAGTTAAACCGTCAGAATATACCTGCGAGATTATGTATGCGATTGTCAATTATCGCACGGAAAATGAACTACCGATAATATTTGCGGCGAATAATTCTCTTGAAATATTAGATTCCTCATATTATGGCGAGGCTATCATGTCGAGATTATGCGATGTTGAAAAATCACGCATAATCAGATTTAACGTGGAAAATTGGAGTTTGAAACATGACTGATTTTGAAACTCCTGCAGTGCCGTTTTGCAAAAAATTCCGTGAAAATGCGGATAATCAAATTTCGTACGTGTTCAAATCCGACGGGTTAAACGTCGAAATCAAATCACGAGTATTATGTGATGACTTTTGGGACGGAGAACAAGTCGAAAAGATATATTATTCAATCGAGAACGATTGGTTGATGTATATGAGAAGTTCAAATCTTGAACTTCTCGAAAACGAAAGTTTTATGATTTCAAAATCGTTATTCAACCTGCTCAGGGATACTGATTTTATTGCTTTTGGCTATTTACGCAAAGAGGGACGAAAAACTTATCGGTATATTTATAAAGCGGAAAAAAAAGATTTGATAAAAAATGCGGTTGATTTTAAGTTGCCAATTCTTAAAGACGTATTGCTTTTAAAATCAAGCGATTTCAGCATTACAAGAGGACCTTATAATGGCAAAAAGAACAAATAAAAATGATGAATGTTATACAAAATCTTATGCAATTTATCCGCTTTTGAAGTATTTGGAACGGTTCCGTGGTCAAAAAATATGGTGTCCCTTTGATACGGAAAAATCAAAATTTGTGCAAATTCTCAGAAAAAATGGGTACGAAGTAATTTCATCACACATATCGGAGGGTAAAGATTTTTATTCTTACGAGCCGGAAGAATGGGATTTGATTGTGTCCAATCCGCCATTTTCCAATAAAAGCAAAACTTTTGAACGTTGCATGGATTTTAAAAAACCGTTTGCGTTGTTGATGTCGCTCGATTGGCTCAATGATAAAGCTCCTTTCCGCATATTCGGAGAAGATTTGCAATTGCTTTTGTTTGATGAAAGAATGACTTTCGATAATCAGTCGCAAAATAAGCAAATTCCGTTCAAAACGGTATATTTTTGTCGTGATTTTTTGCCGAGAGCAATTGTTTGCTCCAAATTGGCAGAAAAATATGAGCAAATAAATTTATTTGCTGAAAAAAATATTAACGGAGTGATAGAGCGATGTTGAGATTCTTTGACATGTTTGCAGGTGCAGGCGGTTTTCGCTATGCGTTGGAAAAAGCAGGCTTTGAGTGCGTTGGTTCGTGCGAAATTAATAAACAGGCCCGCAAATTTTACAAACTGAATTTTGAAACAGAAAATGAGGTATATTATGCAGACGCAACTGCCATTGATACAAGTACAATGCCCGACTTCGACGTCCTTGTTGGAGGATTTCCTTGTCAATCTTTTTCGATTGCAGGCAAACGGCGGGGTTTTGCGGACGTCAGAGGGACGTTGTTTTTTGACCTTGCAAGGATTCTTAAAGACAGACGACCCAGATATTTTATATTCGAGAATGTTAAAGGCCTACTTAATCACGACGGCGGAAAAACTTTCGCAACTATCGTCGGAGTTCTCTCCGACATTGGGTATCGAGTTGAATGGGCTTTACTTAATTCTAAATTCTTCGGAGTTCCACAAAACAGAGAACGTATCTTTATTGTCGGACATTTTGGAAAAGAATGTTCCGGACAAATATTTCCTCTCGCCCTCGACAGAGGCGAAAATTCTGAAACAGGTAATAATTTGACCGAAGTTATCTATTGGAAAAATTCCAAAGAAAAATGGGTTAAAGAAAACCGAGCCAACTCACCAACAATTAAAACTCAGTCGGATTTATGCCGCCAACCATTGATAATCGATGATTATAACGGACGGATTTCCGACGAAATGGGAACAGTAACACAACAATGCGGCTCTCCGTCTGCCCGAAACGGATATAAAATAATCCAACTCGGTCGGGGCAAAAATGACGGCGGTGTAAAAGATATTGCTCCGACTGTTACGGCAAATGAATACGCTTACAACAATTTACTTGTCGGCACGATGCGGACTTTTAAAGCAGATAAAGGATTTCGGAAAATTCACGATAATTCTTGTCCGACAATCCCTGCAAGGGCAAGAGAGGACGGAAACGGACAACCTTGCATTGCAATTCCTGTCTTAACCCCCGACAGGGTGAACAAACGCCAAAATGGCAGACGGAACAAAAACAACAATGACGAAATGTTTACGTTGACCGCCCAAGATACGCACGGTGTCTTGCTTTCCGATACTTCGGGGGGGGGGCGTTATATGATACGAAGATTAACGCCGTTAGAATGTTTCCGCCTCCAAGGTTTCCCCGACGAATTTGTGCATAAGGCTTATGAGGCGGGAATGAAAGACACAACATTATATAAATTGGCAGGAAACGCAGTAACAACAAACGTTGTGTATTCGATAGCAAAAAAAATAAAGGAACTTGAAAATGATTAAATTCGTAAAATGTCCACATTGCGGGAACCAACACAAAATAGAAATTGGTGCAACTTTGGTAAAGTTTGATCACCATGAATCTGAAATATTACAAAAAGAATGTTTTAAAATCTTCAAACGAATTGAGAAGTTGCAACATAAATACGACATCGAGGATTTGCCGAACTGGAAATTAAATGATGTAAATAATCAAATTTCAGCACTAAAGAAAATCGAGAACATATTATCAGAACATTTGTAGAAAAAACGAGCCAATAACTTAGTAAGATAAGACAATATAAGGAATGGACATGGAAAAATTAACAAAAAAAGAAATGGAAATATTTGAATTAATAACAAGTTGCAATAGTAGAGATGAGGTCTTTCGCCTTTCTGATACTACACAAAAATACTTTAATGTTTGTTTGTCCGGAATTTACGATAAAACAAAAGACTTTGTTAATTACCGTACCGAGAGAAATAAATTTGAAGAACTACAAGAATATTGTAAAAAGAATCCGACATTTTTAACACCTTTTACCGGAAACAAAAAAATTGACGAAAGAGTAGTGCAAACAAAAATAGAGCTTGCAATAGCCAGAATTAGGGAAAACTTGCTTTGCGTACAAAAAGAAACAGATATGCAAATAAAGGTCCTAAACAAACTGGAAAATGAACTGATAAAAAGCGTAACAGTACAAAAAGGAGATGCAACAAATGAGTGAAGAAACAAAACAAGAAATAAAAGAAACAGTAACTAAATTAACAAACGCAAATTTGAATTTTACTGTTGAAGATGAACTTGAATTTGCCAAAGTTGCCGTAAAATCAGCAGAACAAAAACTTGAACAAGTAAAACAAGAATTGAAACCCTTTAAAGACCCTTATTTTAAGGGTTTAGACAATCAGATAATTGCTGGTCTTGCAAAAAAATCAATAAGGCTTTCAACAGAAAATCGTAAACTTGAAAATGCACTTGATGAGATTTCAAAAATTCTTGATAGCGGTACGGCAGATACACAAACTAATAATGCCAAATGGTTGCACGAATATTATCTATCAAGATTTTGTGAAATAGGAGACATCATCAGCAAAGCAAAGGAGCAGTAATGTATAAAGAAAATGTAGTTATAAAATCTTATGACGGTGAGTATCTAACGACAAATATCGAAACCGTTGGAAAAAGAGTCGGTTGTTATAGATATTATTTTCGTTGTGTCAACTGTAAAAATCAAAGTATTGCTGATGACGAGGGTACTATTTACTCTTGTAATAATTGCAGAACCTTTACTGATATTGAGGACGAAAAAGTTTATTGTGAAAACTATGTAAAGGACGGTGAGTAATGAAAGTTGCGTGGTTCAGTTGCGGTGCGACAAGTGCTATAACTTGCTATTTAGCACTAAAAGAAGATAGCGATACTGAAATTGTTTATATTGAAACAGGTTCACATCACGAAGATTGCAAAAGATTTTTAATGGATTGCGAAGAAAAACTTTTCAAAAAGAAAATAAAAATATTACAATCTAGGTACAAAGATATATTTGATGTTTTTGAACGTACAAATATGATTAGAACACCTAAATACGCACCTTGTACGGAATTATTAAAAAGACGAGTTCGTGAGGAATTTGAATATAATCACCCAGATATTGATACTTATTATTGGGGGTTTGATAAATGCCAACGTGAGGAACAGCGGGCTAAAAGAATGATTGAACGCTATCCTCAATTTAAGCACAAATTTCCATTAATTGAAAATAATCTAACAAAAGAAAATTGTTTAGCTTTGTTGGGAAACTTTAATATTAAGTTACCCGTAATGTACGAAATGGGCTACCATAACAATAATTGTATCGGGTGTATTAAAGGTGGAATGGGCTACTGGAATAAAATCCGTAAAGATTTCCCTGAGATTTTTGAAAGAATGGCAAAACTCGAAAGAAAAATTGGACATCACGCTTTAAAAGAGTGTTATTTAGACGAGCTTGCTCCAGACAGAGGCAATATAAATGAAATAACTCCGCAATGTAGTATATTTTGCGGAATGGTTTAGAAAGGAACAATAACAATGGATTTTCATAGTTTAGATTTCGTCCGTGGGGCATTGTTTGGAATTATCGTATTTTTTACAGTTATGTTTATTATTGCAAACTGTTGCAACAACGGCTTTACGCAGAAACAGCAAACGCAACTTATTCAAATTATAGAACAATCAAAGGAGATAAAATAAATGTTTAAAATTAGAACCTCAATATTCTTCGCCACTATGATTAGTGTGCTTCTCGGTTATCTTATGGGATTTTTCTCTAATATGAGAATTATTAAGGGCGATAATAACACTATATCTTTTGACGACAACCCGAATCATTAAGAAAAAAAGTAATAAATCAGATTAATTGGAGAAAAGAAAATGATATATTTAATAATTAAAACTTTATTGATTGTCGCATTAGCACTATCAGTCGTCAATTTAACACTTTTGGCAATTATAAAATATGAAACTTGGCAAAAAGAAAAAACTGCAAATAAATTATTCAATTTACGCTCGCAGATTTATCAAAAATTATGCCTCGATTTGGAGAAAAATGCAGACATGTTAAAAAATCGTATAAATAATAAAACAAGCAAAGAAAATCAAAAAATAGCGGAAATTTGAAAAAATAGTTGTTCTGTACAAGGCGATTTAAGGCGGGTAAAATGACCCGTCATGAAAAATATATCCTATCCGCCTCAAAAATCGCAATTACATAAGAAATCTTATCGCTATATATCAAATCAAAAGAAAAAGGCATGAAAACATGAGCCTTATCTCAATATTGAATTAACAAGGAAAATAATATGGCTATTAGTAAATCAGCAAAGAATGCAGTCGTAAAACTCTTGTTGCAAGGGCTTGCGACCGATGAAATTGCAAAACAAACAAATTATTCAATCGGAACGGTCCGTCAAGTTTATGAAGAATTGCGAAGAGAATACGGCGTTAAGTCTAAAACCGAGATAGCGATTGCTTTTTTGCGTTGTGAAATGCTCAAATTGCAAAAAAATTTGAATGAAACTTTGAAATTAATTGGTTGTCAAATGACAACCCCCCAAAAAAATCAAAAATCATGCACCTTTGCGGGCAAAAAAAATCGTAAAAAATGCGAAAGTGAAAAGTCGTGATTTTCGGTTCAAGGTTATTGCCTGTAAGCGTTTTGACCCTAAAAAAAATAGTTGTCATTTGACAACTATACAAATAAAAAAAAATCGGTTAAGTTATAAAACGTTAACAGGTTCCGCAATCGGGCGGGCGACCGAGTTAACCGCATCGGTGGAGTGCTGTACTCCTTTAAGCATGACCATTATTCAGTCTTCCGACACAATAACAGCGGCATTTCACCGTTCCCCATGCGGAATCAGGCAAAGGAATTATGATTAGACACGTTATGCTCAATTGTTGTGCTTATGAAGTCATAACCAACACAAAATCTTATGAATATCTCGACTGTTTTTTTTCCAAAAATTTTTTCAAAAAAAAAATGAAAAACGGACAAAAAATTAAAAAAGAACTGATATTGATGTCGATATGTCCGCAATGCGGGCATCGGGTTTTAAAGTATTTATGGTATGGCAATGTCGCCGACAAATTCGATGAGTGGCAGGACGAATACATTGTCAGGGGCAAAAAGGCTGATGAGATATTCGAGCGAAGAAATGATGATTATTCTATGATACCGCTACCTAATCCGTTCAAACCAAAACCCCTGACAAAACAAGCAAAAAAAATCCCATGGATTTACGGAAAGGTAATTAACGGAACGACGCAACAGCCGCAATATCTCGATGAAACCGAGGCGGCGGGAAAAAAAATCAAAGTAACGGCAAAGGTGATAAATGTTTGAAGTTGACAACAAACAAGTTAAAAATTTGACTAAAACATTGAAAAGGCTCGGAAACGAGGCTTTCCCGAAAGCGATTCGTTCAACGTTGGACGCAACGGCTTATAATACAAGTCAATTGTATCGTGATAACGTTTATCGGACGTTCACGGTTCGGGGAAAAAATAACATCGTTATTTTTTCAATACGATACGAGAAATGCTCCAAAGGCTTAGATATTTCAAAAATGGAATCGAAAACTGGCCAACAGACGAAAACATCGAACAAAAAAACGGACCAACTTCGCAAGCAAGAATTGGGTGAAACAATAACCTCTAAGTCTAAGTATCTTGCAAAACCAACGCAGACGGCTCGGGGCGGTTCTTTCGTCAATAAAGTTCCATTGAAAAATTATCGAAAACGGATTAAGGCTAAAAAAATTGATGAAATTGCTAAAAATCCGTCGCACGGTTCGACCTATACACAGTTTGCCCAAGTGGTTGCAGTCGTCCACAACACTCATAAAACAACGTATTTCATTCCTGACAAACCGACATCACATAAAAAATACGGCATCTTCAAATTTATTGATACAGGAACTCATATCAATAATCGGGGTAAAAAAGTTATTAACGGTCATTCGGCAAGTTTGATTTATAAAATGGAATATAAATCGCAAAAACTTCGCCCGCAAAAAACCTTAGAACCCGCAACAGCAAAGGCAATGAAAGACTTTAATAAAACATTTTTAAAAGAAGCCTACAGGCGAATTGACAGGTAAATGCAAAAGATTGCGTAATTAAGATAAAACAATGATTTTAACGAAAAATGAATTTTTAAAAAAATTCGGCTATAAAAGCAGAAATTCGTTAACCCGACTGATAAAGGCGGGACAAATTGTTTTGAATAACAACGGCGACATTGATTTCGGCATTTCAACAAATAAAAAATGGAAATCAAATTTTTTATTAAAACAAAAATCATCAAAAACCAAACCTCAAAAGCCACAATCTCCCAAAACGCAATCAAATCAACCGACACAGAGTGTTGAGCAATTAAAACTTCTATCGCACGAGAACAAAGTTATTGAAAGTTCTGTCAAAGCCGAACTTTTGCAACTCAAACTTGCGAAAGAAAAAAAGCAGGTTGTTGATTCAGACATTCTTGTCAAGGTTATTAATCTGACATTCTCAGATTTATTTATGAATTTGATTTCGTTCCCCAAAAGACATGCGGTTGATATTTTGAACTTAATTGCGGCAAATCCCGAAGACGCTCAAACAGTGCTGATAGATTTTTTGACACAAAAAATCAAATCATCACTTGAATCAGCATTGAAAGATTCCCGTATAGCAACAAAAAAATTCATTGAAAATGATAACAATTGATAAATCCGAACAAATTGATTTTATTTATGATGAAATTGAAAAATTAATTCCGAATAAATATCTTTTAAAATGTTCAGAATGGGCTGAGAATAACCGTTATCTGTCATCGAATGTGTCAGGCATTCCCGGATATTTTTCGTTTGAAAATGCTCCATTTGCCCGAGAGATTTGTGATTGTTTTTCTGTTTCTTCGGAAGTTTCTGAAATTGCCGTCATGAAAGCGGCTCAGGTCGGGTTCTCAACCTCGGTCATTGAAAATGCTATTGCTTACACAATTGACACCAATCCTTGTCCGATGATGTTCGTTTTCCCGAACGAACAAGAAAGCAAATCCTATAAGAAGACTCGGGTTGATGATTTAATAGACAATTCAGGTTTAAGAAAAAAAATTGTTGCGGTAACAGATAACCGAAATACACGCCGTACGGGAGATACGGCTGAACTCGTAGAATTTCAAGGCGGTTTTTTAAAACTTGCAAGTGCAAATAAACCCGCACAACTTCGTTCGGCAGCGATAAAGATATTGTTACTTGATGAAATTGACGGCTACCCGATTTATTTAAAAGATGAGGGCGAAACAATCACTATCGCTGTAAAGCGTACGCAATCATTTTCTTTATTGGGTCGAAAGATTATATATCAATCGACACCGACAATGACACATAACAGCAGGATTTTATATTATTACAATATGGGCGATAAACGTAAATATTTTGTACCGTGTCCGCATTGCGGAGCCTTGCAGGAACTTGTCTTCTATAAAGAAGACGGCGGGGAATACGACGATGATAAAGCCGTAATTTCAGACGGAAAGAAGACAAGACCATACGGCTTATTATTTGACCCGAACGAATGCAAAAACGGCGATTATAAATCAGTCCGTTACAGATGTAAGTATTGCGGATTTGATATTTCAGATTTTCACAAAACAGAAATGTTGAAGAAAGGAAAATGGATTCCGACAGATACTGCGAAGAAACCGCACTTCCGCAGTTATCATATTTCTGCATTATATTCACCACGTGTCAGTTGGTGGGAAATAGTTGCCGAATTTTTGGCAGTTGGCAAAGACCAACAAAAACTTCAAACATTTTACAACCTGACTTTGGGTGTTCCGTTCGAGGAACGGGAAGGCAATATAGACATTGATACCGTTCGCCGATTGCGTGACCCCAAAATGGAAAACAATCAATTGCCCAATGATGCTTTATTTCTGACAATGGCGGCGGACGTGCAGGACGACCGTATCGAATGCGAGATTAAAGCATGGGGCGATAGATTCCGCTGTTGGGGAATAGACCACAGAGTATTTTACGGAAACCCGAAAGACCGATTCGACAAATGTTGGCAGAAACTTTTTGCAGTAAAAGATGAGGATTTTGGCAAAAACAAAATCATTAGTGCAGGGGTTATCGATAGCGGTGACGGAGAAAACAAGGATTTAATTTATTCACTGTGTTACGAATATGGCGACGGCTATATTCTGCCGTCGAAAGGTTTTCCGGCGACAGTTCGGACGAAGTCGAAATATAAACTTGTGCCGATTGCCGATGCGAACTATACCGGATTATCGCTAGTTGAAATTTATGTAGATTATTACAAAAACCAACTTGCTAATTATTTTAAGCAGGAAGAACGCATCGACATGAATTATCCCGACGGGTGGTTCACATTCGCTCGTGACTACTCTGATGAGTATTTCCGCCAATTAACGACAGAAAAAAGAGTTAAAAAAGTCATGCCGAATGGCTTGGTTAAGATTGCTTGGGAACAACACGGCCGAAATGAGGCATTCGACCTGAATGTATATAATCTCTGCATGGCGGAATACGTACTTGCTCAATATGCAAATGTTTACAACCTTCAGGACCAACCCAATTCGGTAATCTGGGCTTTATTAAAGGAATTAAAAAGATAATGGACTACACATTAGATGAACTTCGAGAGATTGTAACGACGCTGAAAGAGGCTCATTTGAACTCAATTCGCAACGGCGGCGTAACTTCATACTCAATTAAAACGGGACAAAGTGAAACCAACGTCACGCAAGCAAGTTCGGCGAGCATATTGTCAGATTTGAAATATTATACGCAACTTTTGAATGAACGTGAACAAATCGAAAGCGGTGCAAATTTTACGCACATTCGTAGTATTGGATTTTAATAATGTCATTTTTTGATTTTTTGAACAAAAAAAATAAATACGAAACAAAAAAAGAAAATGAAATTTCCTGTTATGTATCGTGGGAAGATTTACTCGGCGGGACTTTTGACGGTGAAATTGAACCCGGAGCATTAAGCGACCAAACAATATTGTATGACGTCGATTACTACGAAATGGCACGTCGTGCATATACATTGGTTACGACGAACGAATTTGCGAAGATACTCGTCAGCAGATTGACGCAATTCGTTGTCGGTACAGGTTTACAACTTCACCCCGAGCCGATGTTGAATTTTCTGCGAAGAAAATTGAAAATCAATCTTCCTGAAACTTTCGGCAAAGACATAAAGGAACTATGGAATTTGATTGAAGACGACGAAATGCTCTCTCAGTCGAAAGACCAAACAATTCACTCTCTTGCAAAAGATGTATTCTATAACGGATTTATCGCAGGCGACGTTCTTGTCGTAAAAAGAGTTGTCAATCAAAACCTTGAATATCAGATTATTAACGGTTTAAGCGTGTATTCCGTCCTGAAAGTTAACCCCGATAACGGAAACAAAATCATTGACGGAGTCGAAATCGACGAGAATAACGTCCCTGTCGGATATTGGATTAAGCAAAAAAACGGAATGAACGAAATTCGGCTTGATGCCCGAGATAAAAAGGGGCGATTGCTTGCTTGGCTTGTTCCTGTCGGCGAAAAGAGGATAAACGCAACCCGTGCGTATTCTAAACTAGGCGTAATTATGCAAAAATTGCACAAAATAGGCAGATACGCCAACGCCGAAGTTATTGCAGCCGAAACGAACAGTAAATTTGCTGCAGTAATTGAACAGAGCAAAGACAGTTCCGGAGTTAATCCGCTTGCCAATATCGGCTTTAAAACTCCAGCTTTACCCCGTGGATTTGCTGAAAAACATAATCTTGACCAACCACAGACAGATAACGGCGAAATCCGCAACCGTGCAGAACAAAAACGTTTCAATAATTTTCTTCAACGTGTCAAATCGGGAATATTCTTTCAAACTCCAATCGGTCAGAAGATGACTTCTTTTGACACAAAACGCCCGAACGTTAATTATGTCGGCTTTTTAGACGGTTCAAATAAATATATGTTTGCGTCTGACGATATGCCGATTGAAATTGCGATTTTGCAATTTTCAAACAACTTTTCGGCAAGCAGAGCATCGTTAAAGATGTTTGAGCAAATTTGCAAATATATTCAAAAGACGACGATTATCGATAGATTTTACGTGCAGATTTACAAGCAACATTTTGAATTGTGGTGCCTGAAAGGCGATATATTTGCCCCGAAATACTTGCAACTCAAAGATGATACGGGTTTTATCGATAATGCCTATACAAAGTGCAAATTTGTCGGGCAGAAAATTCCGCATATCGACGAGGTTAAGGAAGTCAACGCCGTTGTAGCGAAACTGAAATCAGGGCTTTGCACATACGAGCAAGCACTTGAAAATCTTGGCAATACGACCGATTTTGACACATTAATTCAAAACCGAAAGGCGGAAGAGGAAAAAATCAGACATGCAGGATTGAATTTCGACACGTTGTTTGCCCCTGACAACCCGCCGTCGAATGATGAAGATACCGAAAGCAGCAAAGAAAAAAGGAAATGAGGTTAATAAATGGCTGAACAAAATTTAAAATTCGGCGATGCCCCCGAAGAACAAAAAGAAGTCGTATTAAGTAAAATGCGGCAATATGGCATCATGCTCCCCAATATTGAACAGTGGGGCTATACAAAAGTTGTTGCACGAGTGGACGAACTTGTTAAACAGAAAATCGGTAACACGCCTGCCCCCGCAGTCAATACCGAGGAAAACTCGGAAGATGCTGAGGACTTAGCGGAAGATAAATCAGATGTTCCGCAGGAAAGTTTTGAACAAAATTCCGAACATAATGTAGAGAATGACGAAGTTCCCGCACCGCCTGAAACACCCAAACATTATGACGGTTTATGCCATATTTGCCGCAGTGCCGTATATGACGGAACTTGCACGGGTTGCGGCTTTACCCTGAATCGTTAGGCGGCTGATATGGCAATCAAAATTAAAGGTATTATCGGCTACGATGTTGACGAATATGTATTTGCTGATAAATTAAGCAGATTATCGGGAGATATTGAATTTGAAATTGATTCCCCCGGTGGTTCTGTGTTGGCGGGGTTCAGCATCGCTAATGCGATTCGGAAATATGACCGAGGTAAATGTACAATGCACGTTGTCGGTCAATGTTCATCAATGGCGTTATATGTTGCGATGTGCGGAGATGAATTACCCGAATTTGAACCGAATGCGATTTGTGTCGTTCACAACCCGTTTACGACGGTGACAGGCGATTATCGGGATTTCGAGAAACAAAAAAACATTTTGGAGAAAATGGCAATTCTTTACGCAAAGCCATTTGTCGAAAAAAAACTTTTTTCGGAAAAAGAAATTCGGCAAATAATGGACGTAGAAACATTTTTTGTTGGCGAAAAAGATTTGTTAAAACTCGGTAAAATCCGAACAAACCCCGAATGTAACGGCGGCGGCAATATTGAAGATGACGAAGTTGTCAGAGTCGCAGCCGTAAAAAAAGAAATGGCGAAAGTTGAAGAATTAATCAGAGCATCTAAACCCGTTGATATCAGCGAAATAGAGGCATTAGTAAGTGATATTGATATTCCTGAATCGAAATATCAGGTTTCTGAAACTTCTGACCAACCCCAAACCCAAGAGCCACAAGCACAAGAAAAGAAAGGAAATAATACAATGGCAGAAATGACCTACGAAGCCGAAGTGAAACGACGTGACGCACTGTTAGAACTCATTGACGTTGACCAAGAGGCAGTTATCGACGCACTTAAAACAGGTAAAGACGTTACGGACCCGACGTTTCAGGCAAAAATTTTAAGGGCAAAAATCAACTCGAACGAATTGGCGGCCATGAATAACGACAACCCGCCCAAAGTTCAACCCGCAGAGGAAATTCATGCTCCTGAAAATTTTAGCGGCAAACAAATTTCGGCGGAAGAAAAAGCGAAAGCAGAAAAGGAAGAATTTAACAAAATCCTTGCCGAAGTAACTTCCTACATGTAATCAAAGAAAGGTAATATATGACAACAATAAATTCATCAAAAATCTTCTACGACGGAGTATTCGCCGATGTTACCGTCACGGTTGCCGCAAATACGACACTTGACGAAGGGCTTATACTCGGCCGCAATAAAGACGACGAACTGGTTGGATTTACAACTGATAACAACGTTGCAGCAACTGAATCGACAGCGGCATTTACGACCGAACCGATTTATATTTTGGCTGAAACGCTTAAAAACACTACTTCAAGCAAAGCAACATTCAAGGCTCGTGTATTCGACGGCGGTGTCGTAAACCAAGATAAAATAATCTTCTTGAAAGCCGCAGATAAAGCAAACGTTAAGGTTTTGGACCAATTGCACCTCAACGGTTACACACTCGTCCCTGTCCAAGAATTGACCGAATAGTTTATGGTCTTGACCGCCTCGCATTAAACGTGCCTACGCATGCCGCCTGCAAGTCTTTCAGATTTTTGACGTCAAGGCTTCGCACTCTGCTCGGTGGTCGCTTAAAATTTAAAAAATTACTATTTTGGATTTTTTCAAGCAAATCCGCTTATCACATTTTTAACGAAAGGAATACCAATGGTAAATACAAGCGAACTTCTCAGAAGTTCTGTTCGCATTGCTTTTGACAAGAAAGCACCTGTAACGAACTTTTTAACGAACTTTTTTGAACCTGAAGAACTCACGACTTCAAAAGTAACTCTCCACGGCAGAGCCGTAAAAGCAATATATTCAACCGATGTTAAGCCGGGAACAGACGGCAACCGTTTTGAACTTTCAAACTTTGACGAAAAAGAGTATGAAATCCCCGAATACAATGATTATGATCGTCTTGCCGCAGTTGATTTGGATATTCAACAATTCGGGCAAAGCAAATTTGCCGAAAATGTTGCCAAGGCATCAAGTAAAATTGCCAAAATTCAACTTACCGCCGCAGATATGCAAGAACTTGCAATCGAAAAACAGGCGTCAGACGCATTTTTCCAAGGAAAAATCAAGTTGGTTCACGGCAACGCAATCGAGTTTCAAAAACCTGCATCGCACACGATTGATAAATCGTCTGCGAAATGGAATACAACAGCGGGCGACCCTATCAGCGATATCGCTACGGCTTGCGGCTTAATTAAATCCGACGCAAAATTGGCGGGCGGTGAATATCACATCGTCATGGACGCTGTCACAATTAACGCATTCTTGAACAATGCCGCAGTTAAAGGAAATTCAAATTGGAATAACGGTTTAACATTGAATGATATCAAGTTCCCCGAAGAAATGGCAGGCGGAGCGAACTTCCACGGCCGATTGACAACGGGCGGTAAAATCATCAATGTATGGTCGTACGATGCAACATACACAATCCCGACGGGCAAAGGATTTGCCAACGAGGGCAAAACAGTCGGATTTATTCCGGCGGGCGGCGTTCTTGTTCTTCCTCAAAAAAGAACATTAAAACGTTTCTACGGAGCAAATGCAGCCGTCCCCGAGAAATTTACCGATGTTTTGACCGATGCGGTTCAATTGGTCAAAGGCAGACGATACCTCTATCAATATGCCGTACTCGGCGGAGGTAACTGCGTAGTTGAGGCGGGTTGTAAGTCAAGACCGCTTGTCGTATTAACCGACCCGAACGAAGTAGTAACGTTTAACAACGTAGTATAGTATGTATTTGAATAAATTACTCGAGCAACATAAAAAAAACTTCTTGATTGACGGAAACGGTTTTGCAGTTCCCGGCTCTTTGATAAATTTTTCGGGCAAAAATGCCTCAATAAATTTTTTAGCAAATTTTACGGGAATAAGTTTTGACGAAAACGGCGTCGGGTTCTTCGGGAACAACGTCGAAATCACTTGCAATTTAAAAACCGTTTTGGAAAATTTTGACGAAATTGTGAAAATCGGTTGGACAGGTTCGGTCACACTTCCGCAATATTGCAATAAAATCGCACATTTCAAGGTTGCGAACGTTGCGACCGATAGAACTGTCGGCTTGTGTTTTTTGCGGGTCAATCTGATTAACCCCAAAGCCGACGGAATTGAAGTCTGACCTTTAGCAAGTGAAAGATTGAAAAATGTTAATTCCTTTGATGAAACGCACTATCGTGCGAGATTTGATTTGCAAACTTATTCAAACAAAACTCGACGAACAGAAGACAATTGCCGCACAGAACGGTTATTCGGACATGGAAATCGATTCACTTATCGATTTTCGCATATATAACAATATATATCGCATTCCTGACGTGTCGTCAATGCCCTGTGCGATTGTCTATTGGGACAAGACCACGTTCGAGAACGGCGATATTTATGAGAATGACGGAATAAATACTCTGATAATCGACATATTCGCAAGCGGATATGCCGACGATAAAGATACGGCGGAAACTTACGCCTCCAATCGTTACGATTATCTTGAAAGTCAAATCTACAACATTTTATGTTCTGAAAAGGCTTGTATTTATTCTGCTACGCAACATCTTGTAAGTTCATTTGTCCTGCTTGATTTGGATAATGTTTATCAGAATGAGGCGGACAATTCCGCAAATGCCGTATATATGGGTCGTTTCAGGTTCAATGTCGAAATTGACGAACCGACCGAATATCTTGACATTCGCAGAATCAAGGAAATTTATGTTGAATCGCAAGCCAATAATGCAATTATTGACACATTTATTTTGATTGACGAAAGGCAAAAACAACAATGAATATTTTAAACGATAATTCTATCGCATCAGCCGTCAACATCAACATGAAACACGTATCTAATCCCGATGCGGCAAAACTTCGACCTGAAAAAGTTATCTGTATCGGACAGGGAGCGACGGGCAATACGGCAAAAGTGAACAAACTTGTTTACTCGTCAAATGCCGATGATATTGGCACAACATACGGCTTTGGCTCACCGCTCCACCGAATGGCAAAAAAACTTTTCCCGAAAGCGGGAAACGGGTCAAATGTTGATACGTATTTTTTGCAGGTGGAGGCACCGACAGGCGGAAAAGCGGAAATCAAAACCGCTACCGTGACAGGGACGGCAAGTAAAACTTTTAACGGTATCATCAAATACCGTGATTTGGTATTTGAGGCGGCCGCAGACGTGGCGGGAAAAGTTGCGACAAGCACCAATAACAACCCTGCCCAAGATACCCGCAAAATGGATTTGAATATTTTTGAAACAAACAAAATTTATTTTGCCGTTTCAAAAGGTATGACAGAGGCTGAAATTGCCGCAACAATCGCCGAATGTCTTGCACAAGACATTGAAAAACCTTTCAATGTCACGGTTGAAAATGGCGTTTTGACCTTAACCGCTAAATGGGTCGGCTCTGATTCCGCTTTTGAGGTTGAATTTGTTGATGAAAACGACAATACAATCGCAACAGCAACTCACGGCATTAAGATTGAAATTGCAAGAACGACCGAATCGGCGGGCGTCGGCACAATCTCAGACGCAGCACTTGCGTTGATTGACGAAGAAACAATGGTAACACGTGTCGCCGTTCAATATGCGACAACAACCGTTTTGGATAAATTAAAAGAAAAATTTAACGCATTTCATGACGGCTTGAAATCGCAATATGTGTTGTGTTATTCGGCAATTATCGCCCCCGAAAAAGACACAACGGGAAAATGGGACACAGAAACCCTCAAAACAAATGCCGACTTGCGAAAAGACGATTATGTCAATGTTCAAATCGTGGCAGATTACCCCGGAAGATTACAAAAACTTGAATACAAAGAGCGTGACAGACTTTTAAAATCCGGCATTCCGAACTTGATTCTGAAATCTAACGGAACATGGCAAATCGGCGACCTTTGCACGTTTTATCACCCCGAAAACGAGCAAAACCCCGCATACCGTTTCGACAGAACGGTTACGTTAGCAGGTAACATTACTTATATTATCCGCCAAATCTTCGAGGGCGAAGAATGGAAGTCGGTCATCTTCGTTGACGGCTCGGAGCCGACGACAAACCCTGCGGCAAAAACTCTTAAAGACGTCAGAGCCGCTGTCAATAAGGTTATTGGCGTACTTGGACGTAACGCAATCTTGACAAACGTGCAAGAAAGTCAGAAGTTGACAACAGTCAGATTTAATACGGTAAACCCCGACAGAATCGACATTTTGAATAAATTATTCTATTCAAATTGCGGCCGTATATATAATTTCGAGAATCTGACATCTTTCAATTATAAATAGCGACCACCGAGCAGAGTGCGAAGTGGTCAAGATAACAACACACAACCCCCGCCCCTTTTTTGGGGCTTTTCTTTTAAAACAGAAAGGATATAAAAATGGCTAAACGTGGCGATTTGATTTCAATTTCGCTTGACGGCACAAAATTCACCGCCCCGAAAGAAACGGAAGTTGAAATCATCAGAGGCGGCGAAATGATAACAGACACGCAGGATTACGCTGACGGCACTTCCGACAGCATTGTAACTATGGTTATTCCTAAAATTACAGGCTGTAAAGTTAAAGTTGACGACGAAGATTTGTTTTATAAAAAAATCAAAACTCCAGACATTCCGATTATTGTTGAATGCGTCGGAAAATCTTATGAACTCACAGGCAGCGTCGTCGGCGAAGTAACCGTTAACAATAAAAATATTTCGTCTGATTTTGAACTTCGGGCAACTGACGGCAACGGAATCAGACAATCTTAACGGGCAACCGCAAAGATTTTAATCAACGAAAGAGGAAATAAATGCAGGCAAAACTCACGAAAGAACTTGCTTTACAAGAAATTGAAAACATAAAAGAAAAAATAGTTGGCGAAAATATTTTACAGGTTTTAAAATCCGACGAGGTAACTGATGCGGTGGAAAAAGTCACACCGCCTGATTTTTTGGTTGCCGCCGTTATGGCGGGGTATGTTTATTATGACGACGAAAAAAAATGCGTTGTTCAAAAACTCGTCAAACCGCTCAAAACAGGGGAACAATCCACAGACACATTGTATTATACTAATTCAATGAACATGGATTTGTTGATTGACGAAAACACGACAAATCAACTTGCTTTTCTTCGCAATATTTTAACTCGTTTAACTTGCAAATCCAAGCAACTTATCGGAAAACTTGAAACGCAGGACTTGTTTATTGCTAAGGAATTGGCAGGTTTTTTCTATCAATTTTAGCACCCGTTTGCAATTATTTTGCGGACAGTTTGCTTCTGGAGCATTGGGAAACCGTGTCAGGACTGAGGCAACTTCCCGTCAGAACAGTTCTTATATACGGTGCAAAACTTGAATACTACCGACAGAAGATGAAATAGTCGAGCAAATTCTCTGTTATTTCATAACTTTGAACTGAGAATCACTTAAAATAATGCAATATTTTTCAGCCTCGGCGGGCAAATAAACATCAGCCTTGCCGGGCTTTAAAATTTTTTCGGTTGTTCCTTGATAATTTTGTTTATTTTTCAATAAATTCATAGCAAAACCGTTCAAAGCATATCGGTTACTCATTGTGTCTTCAAGCCATACAGCACTTTTATAACAATAAATTGTTAAATAATCTTCTGTATATGGATAATCCTCTCCATAATCATGCGACGCAATAATCCAATTAGCCTCATCTGCTTTGGATTCCGTTGTTGTTGGTTGTTCCGTTTCTTTTTTGTCCTCGGAAGAAACCGCAAAAATAAAGATAAAAAAGAAAAAAATCATTATTAAAAGTAAACAACCGCAACCGAATTTGCTTTTACTTTCAGCCCTGTTGTTGTAACCGCAATTCGGACATATTGCTTTATTTTCAAACAAATCAAACTTCTGCTTGCATTTGCAACATTCAATAATCTCTTTTTTATCCATTTCAAATTCCTTTGAAATTATTAAAGCATATATTTCATTTTAGGGCAATGTAATCTTATGGCAAAAGAATACTCAATATTTACATCTTTTAAAGCGAAAGACGGCATGACGCCTGCTTTCAACAGCATGGTCAATGGAGCAAACAAATTCACTCAATCACTTGGTTCCCTTGCCGACAAAGGCTCGTCCCTCAGTGGCGTTTTCAAAAATATCCAATCGATTAAAAATATGCAATTCCCGCAAACAATTTCGTCGTGGTTCAGCATTATTAAATCTTCCGCAGGTCAAGTAAAGAATATCATTCAGCCTTGTATTGATTCCGCATCGGATTTAAACGAAACCGTCCAAAAGACAGACGAAACGTTCAAAAGCAATGCCGCAACCGTCAAAGAATGGGCCAATACTTCTATTACAAACATGGGTTTGTCCAAACAAACCGCACTCGACACGGCTGCATTATACGGTGATATGGGAACGGGTATGGGGCTTTCAACCGATAGAGCCGCAGAAATGTCCATGACCCTTACGCAATTATCAGCCGATATGGCATCATTTAAGAACGTTTCGCAGGAAACCACGAGCAATGCCCTGAAATCAGTGTTCACGGGAGAAACCGAAACATTGAAAAATCTTGGTGTTGTAATGACGCAGGAAAATTTGCAGGAATTTGCCAAAAAAAGTGGGATAAAGAAAAAATTTAAAGATTTAACCCAAAATGAAAAAATCGAAATTCGGTATAATTACGTTATGGCGAACACGAAGAACTCGCAAGGTGACTTCTTGCGAACGTTAGGCGGATTTGCCAATCAACAACGGGTCGGCGAAGAATTAAAAAAAGAATATCAGCAAAGATTAGGCGATGTAATGCTCCCTACGTTTACGAAATTTGCAAAACTCCGAAATAATTTTTTGTCGAAAAATTTGAAATCCGTAGTTGAAAATTTCAGCAAAATTTTTGCATATATATCCAACCTCGCTAAACTATTCAAGCCCGTATTTTCAGAATTGAAAAAAGTGCTTTCGGCATTCGGCGGAGATACTACGTCAATTTTAACCAAACTTGCCCCACTTGTAACACTTTTCGTCAAAGATATACTCGTTCCTGCTCTGACATTGACGTTGAAAACATTACTCGGTGTGTATAATTTTCTTAAAGGTTTTTGCAATTTTGTCAAAAATAACCTTACCGGAGCAACATTATTATTTGCAGGTTTATTCGTCTTAGCAAGCCATGCCGTTGGCAGATTGCAGGTTCAAATGTCATTGGCTCGAATGGAAGGCGGGTTATTGGCGATTCTGATGAGAACAAAAATGATGACTGCTTTAACAGGATTTTCATCTAAAGTCCTCGAATGCATGGGAAAAATCTCAAAAGCCTTTATGGCGGGCTTACTCTCACCAACAGGCTTAGCGATTGCGGGTATTGCCGCATTAGTCAGCATTGTCATTATTTTATGGAAAAATTGGGACAAGGTCACTGAATATTTGAAAAATTTTTGGAATTGGTGCAAAGAAATTTTTTCAAATTTTGCCAATTATTTTAAGGAAAATGTCGTTGACATTATTCTGAGTGCGTTAGGTCCTATCGGGTTAGTTCTCAGAGCCTTATCCGACCTCGGGGTGATTAAGTTGCCGTCACTTGATGCAACGGTTCAGCATAACGCCAATATCATATCATCGGCACCGTATAATCAAAAAACCAATAATAACGGTCAAATCAATGTCGATGTCAAACTCACGAACGGCACGGATAAGAACGCAACAACCTCGACTAAGTTAATTTCGGGCGACAACCTGAAACTTAAACCGGCATAAATAAGGAAAAAATATCATGAAAGATATTGATACCAATGTCTATTGGACATCTCCGAGCGGTCAGATATTTACACTAAAAACCGACCAAACGGGCTACAAACAAAAGCACGTCGGGGAAGTCCGAGAAAATCCGAAAGCAAAAAATTCAAATCGAAAAAAAGTTCAGGACGTATCAGATACTTTCAACGATTTAGGCATTGGCGGAAGAGATTTATCACTTAAATTCTTTTTTATGGGCGAAAATCATGCCGCCGATTCCGAGAAATTTGAAAATGCACTTGCCGAGAAAGGGAAAAGTATATTACAAATCCCGTATCGTGAGCCTTTCACCGTTAATGTATTAGATTTTGAAATTTCAAACGATTTAAAAATCTTAAATCAAACCGTCGTTTCCGTTTCTTTCCACCAAACAGCAAAAACAAAATTTCCGACGACGGTAAAATCATCGAAAAAAGCCGTTCAAAACAAAATTTCCGCTCAATCTGATAAAATAGCCAAAAATTTAGAAAAAACCGTTGAGGAAATTCAGGACGAAACAAGGAAAAACAGTTTTGTTTCTTCGTTTTCTTCCGCACTCTCCAAGGTTAACGGAGTTCTGTCCGAGATTAATAATGTGTCAGTTAATGCAATCTTGGCAGACGTTCTGAACCAAGACATATTGTCGAATGTCGGAACAATCTCATCGCAAGTGTTTACGATGTTTCGAGAAGTCGGCCGTTTGAAGAATAAAGCCGCAAATTTCGTTAATTTTGATTTTTCCGATTTGGTCAATCTGTCGTCGTTACAGGCTTTAGAGAATATTTTAAAATCTTTGAAGATTGAACGTTCTTTTAATAAAAAATCGGACATCGACAAACTCGTTATCGATAAGTCGTTCGGAGATATGGCAATCCTTGCCGATTCCGACACTATTGCGAATAAAGATTTTTCAACCCGAAAAGACGCTATCGACGCCGCATTAGACTTAAAAGAAACTTTTGAAAATTGGAACGATTACGTCGAAGACGAACTCGGTAATATTACCGATTTGGGCGATTTACCGCTTGATAACGGCGAAATACGCTCTGTTGTTAATCAGGTCGTCAATTCGATTATCGAACGGTCATTTGATTTGAAAATCGAAAAGCGGATAATCCTGACCGAATCGACTACCCCATGGGAATTGGCATATAAATATTACCCGGAAGACTTCGAGGAACGTCCCGACGATACGGTCGATTATTTAATTCAATCGAATAATTTGACCGACGATGAATTTTTCTTGCTAGAAAGAGGAAAAGCCGTTAAAATCTATGTATAACACCATTTCCGTCAGCCCCGATATGTCATGGGATAACATCTCACGCCGAGTTTACGGCTTGCCCGACAGAGCGGGGGAAATCGCAAAACTCAATAATTATATCAACTCCGGAGAAGTTCTTTATTCCGTCGAAGAAAAATCAACAGAACAAACAAAACAAATTTTGTTGAAAGTCGGCGAAAACAGTTTCACGGATTTTGCTGAATACAGGTTATTCGAGGGCTTGGAATGCTTTAAGGGTGCGGTTTTTGTCATTGACAACATCAATACTGATATTAAAAACGGTGATTCAGTAACGATTTGCGATAAAGACGGCAAGTTCCTTTGCGGATTGGTCCGCAACACCAAACCCGCATTCAATTCCGAGCATAATTGGCTGCAAGTTGAAATAAAATCTTTTGCGGGCTTTTTGGCGGAAAGCCACATCAACAAAGAACAACTCGAAAGCAATAATTTATCGATTAAAGACGTTTTTTCAAAAATTCTTGACGGATTCGGAATAAAATATCAATTTTCAAATGACGCAGTTTTCAATGAAATTTTTACAAATTCAATCGGAACGGGCTTTTCGGCTGATATTCAGGAAACCGCATACAATTTTTTAAAAAGAATTTGCAAAAGTCGCAACTTGGTCATGAAAGATACAGGTGACGGCTTATTTTTCGGCAAAATTGACACAAACCAAAACACAAAACTCAACCTGATTGACAATGAAAGTATCGGTATTCACTCAGCGACGGCATCATTCTGTACTGTCGGACCTGGCCGCAATTATGAAATAAATACACAATTTCCGACGGTATCGACAACGAGAACAATAACTCCGTTGACATTTCCCGTCTTGAGGCGTTTTTCATCGGCAGATTTTAACGGCGAAGACGTTTCTTCGCCTCAAAAAATTGCAGCAACCGAAATCGGCGAAAATTTTTCGATTATTTATGAAATTTCGACGGATATTCCGATTCGCTCCGGCGATATTGTAACCGTCAAAGACGGACGTATCTTAATATCGACAGAAACGGATTTTATCGTCGAAACAGTCGAACGGGCAGACAATGACCGCTCGTTCATTCACCTTGTTTTGCCGTGCAAATACACAGGAAAACTTCCAAAGGAATTACCCGCATGCAGATTTTAGCCAAAATTTTAACTTGTATGACAAGCGGATTTAACCGCTATTTTAAGGCCCGCCTGTTCAGCGGGCAAATTTCAAACGTTCTGCAATACCATTCGGGCGGCGATGACTATTGTCCCGAAAGTGATTGCGATGCAATTGTCGGCGAGATATGCAATAACCCTACGCACAAATTTATTTATTGTTGGAAAGATTCGACCCCCCGAAAGGCTCAAACAGGCGAAAAGCGGCTCTATTCGGTTAAAAACGGCGTTGTTTGTACAGAGATTTGGCTGAAAAATGACGGAAAAATTGAGATTAACGCAAAAAATGCCGAAATCAATATCAGCGAAAACGCAACAGTTAAATGCAATTCCGCAACAATTCAGGCAACTCAATCAATCACGGCAGACGCTCCATTCGTCAATCTTGGCGGCGAGGGCGGCGGCTTAGTATTAACGGAAAATTCCGTCATTTTGGACAGTACAAAAAAACCGTGCATTATTACCCCGAACACGGCTAAAACAAAGGCTTTATGATGAATTTATTGTTAACTGACCGAGGCGACGGCGGAGAATTAATTTTAAAAAATGGCGATTTGGTTAATGACGATTCGCTTTTTACCGCAATTTACTTGTCGCTGTTCACGGGCGATTGTTTTTACAACGTTTTTGAAGATTTTAAAACCTCGGACGAGTTCGAGGAACTTATGAATCTTCCTGCCACAATTCAGAACTTGCAAAAACTTGAAATTTCCGCAAAAAACAGCCTGAAATGGTTGCAAGACAACGATATTGTCAAAGATTGCAAAATTTTTGCTTACGCATCGAATGACAATAAAATGAATATCGATATTTCGCTCAATGAACCCGACGGCGTTAATATTTATTCGATTATTTGGGAAAACGAAAAGTTGATTTTGAGGAAAAATAGGGCTTAAAATGGCTGATTTTACAAGAAAATATACAAAAGAAATATTTGACAATTTTATGGCGGAATATAATTCACTCCGCCAAAAGTACAATGACGAGAACGCCGAAACTGCCCCGATTTTACCGAAATCGGTTGTTAAATCCTTAGGTTATGCTTTTTCGGCTGAAATATCGACATTGTGGAGTTTATTGACAAATGCGATTAAGCAATGTTTCCCGCAATCGGCGGACTTACCCGCCTTAAAAATGTGGGGCGGCTTAGTCGGAATTGATTATAAATACGGGCAAAACGCCTGTCTTTTGCTCGAAATTGAGAACGTAAATGCTCAATTCTTAGATGCAGGAGCAACATTTAAAGATTTGTCTTCAGGACTTATATATCAATCGACTTCACGTGCAAATACCAATAACGGCAGCGTTTTAACGACCGTAAAATGCCTGACGGGCGGCACTGTCGGGAATTTGGCCGTCGGCACTGAATTAACTTTAACGGAAAATTTTGAGGGTATTCCGCAAACCGCAACCGTCAAAAGCATTTCCATTGTCGGCTCCGACGATGAAAACAGAGAAGAATATCGCAAACGAGTTCTTTTGAGGTTCAAATCCAAGCCGAGAGGCGGAACAATTATAGATTTTTATAATTGGACACTTGAGGCGACGGGGATAATTGACTGTTTGCCCTATGTCCTCGAAGAGGGAAAAATTACATTGTATTTGGTCTCCGAAGGCTCCGGACAGAACAGAACACCGACTGGGGCAAATGTTCCTAATCCGTTCCCACAATATGTAAACGGGCAAATCGTACCATTTACGGGTTCAGGACAGTTTTTGGAAGTCGCACAAAAAATCGAGGGCGACAGTACAATCGGATTCCGTCGGCTACTTAATGCAAAGGTTGAATTAAAAGCCCCTGTCCACGTTCCCGTTTCGATTGCTATAACAGGTTTAACAGGCAATGACAACGGAGAATTTAATCAAATTATCAAATCTTCGATAATTGAATATTTGGACAAAAGACGTCCGAATATACTCGCATTGAATTACACTACAGCAGATGCCATAATTAACAAATATTCGCTTACGGGCATTGTGACTGATGTTATCGACGGAAACACCTTTTCGGGGATTTCCGTTAAAAACAAGAAAAATGTCGAAATTGATGAGTTCACATTGGATATCGGCGAATTATGTTATCTTCAGGAACTTACCATTAACGGAACCGTTATTAAATGATTTTTAAAACTTTTAAAAAACTTCTCGGAAACGGCAGAGCATGGCGAATGCCTATCGGGTTCACATCAGATTTTTATGATATTATCGCAAATCGTCTGAATGATGTTTTTAAGCAAATAAAAAATTTGAAATTTACTCATTTTCCGACGATTTTTTTTGATGAAAAAAATATCAAAAACGATGAAGAACTTTTCAATAATTACAACGACGGATTGAGCGACGAGGAACGTGCCGCATTGACCGAAAGCAACTGGGCAATGCTTAATGGAAATCTGCATTATAAAGAACTGCAAAACGCCTTAAAAAATGCAGGTTTCAACATTCGGATTGTCGAGAATTATCTAAACTCCACGGATTACGCCAATAATTTTGCTTATGGGACTGCTGTATTCGGACAATCTAAAAATGGCAAAATGACACAATACGGAGGTAATCCAGCACGTTTAATCGGAAACGGACAACTTCGCATCTGGGAACAGGCAACCGACCCGATTAGACTAACCGACGGCAAAAATTCTTTTTTTGTTTATGGAGATTTTACCCCGACAGAGACGGAATGGCAGACCATAACCAATATTATTTTACAGGTGAAACCTGCACAATCTGTTGCAATTTGTCTAATTTACGCAAAAATATAAAGGATTAAAAATGAAAAAAATGAGTTCTTATAACAAAACGGCAAATCCCACACCCGACTTGCCGTTTGGCAACTTCAAAAATGAAAGTGCCACGGGTGCAAACGACGGCACGGACCTGCTCGCTGAGCAAATGCAGGATTTGTACTATTCTCTGTATCAGATTCTTCAATTTGCAGGCGTTACCCCCAATGGAATTCTGGAAGACGGCAATCAGAACAAACAATTTATTTCGGCGTTGGCCAATATTTCAATTTTTCCTTACAATTCCGCCATTAAATACAACAAATATACAACTTGTTATTTGGTTTCTGACGGAATTTTTAAATTATATATGTCTAAAATCGACCAAAATACAGCATTGCCAACAGATACAGAATGTTGGACAGAGGTCAATTTTGACGGTGATATCGAGTATGTAAAGATTAGCGATATCCCTGTTGTTATTGATGTTTCAATGATTAGCGACGACTTAGAAATCGAGGTTTTATAATATGGCAACTAAAAACGTAAAATTTAAAAGTAAATCGACTGGCGATTATTATTACCCAGTCACGGCCGCAGAGAATGTAACAACAACGGGAGGAAAAAACCTTGCTGGCGTAGAGCCGGATGCACAGGTGAACAAAATTGAAACTGTTAAAATCAACGGCACAGCAGCAGCAATAGCAAATAAAACGATTAATTTAACATTGCAGACGTACTCTTTAGTTAAACAAGAAACCGCCGAAACCGGTTTTTCTGCTTCTTACTATTTGGCGGACAAGGACGGTGTGCAGCGAGGTGCAAAAATTAATCTTGCAAAAGATATGTTCTTGCAATCCGCATCGGTCAAAACTTGCACAACCGCAAATCAGCCCGTTACTGGATATGCGGTCGGCGACGTTTATGTCGATTTTGTTCTTGCAAATGCCGAGAACTCTCATGTTTATTTGCTTGCCAAAGATTTAATTACTCAGTACACGGCTGGAACTGGCGTAATTATTAGTAATAATACTATTTCCATAAATTTAACTGAATTAAAGAATACTTTTGCAACAAAGTCCACAACTTTGGCGGGTTACGGCATAACTGATTGTTACACAAAGACACAAGTAGATAATCTTCTTGCAGATGTCTCAGATTTAACCTTTGAAGTTTTGTGAGGTGCATAATGGCTAATACAATTGAAGCAATTCGAATTTTATTAAAAAGTAAAAAATTCGGTAAGTATGTAATCCCGTATGTAGACAAAATCGAAAAGGACGGTGACGGCAACGTCATTGCGGATACTTATTTAAAAACAGATATGTCAAACTTGAACCCAACACAGACAGCTAAAGACACTATTGTTTCTTGGGAAATGCCTGATTTCAGTGCTGGCGTAAGTGCAAGCTTTCCTTTTACCGCCCCTAAAAACGGTATTTGTGCATTCGAGGGTTTGTGCAACGCAGGGCAATATTTCACCTTATTTGTAAACGGTAATAAAGTAGGGCGTACTTGTGCAACACAACAAACCGGAAACACATCAACTTTATTGTTCAAAGTCCAAAAAAATGACGTTATCACTTATGAATACAGTTACAACGAAACTAGCAAAGAAATGACATTCTTTCCACTGAAAGGAGCTAACTAATGTTCAAATATGCCAAAATTATAAATCAACAAACAGGACTTTGCGAAGTCGGAGTCGGCACTAACAGTGCCTTTTATTCTTCAATCGGAATGGTTAAACAAGATGTCGAAAAATCAGATATTGACGGAAATTGGTATCTTTCCGAAAAATGTCCGCAAAAAGCCGAAGAACAAAAACTTTCGGAAGCAAAAATAATTAAACAGGCTGAAAATACAAGACTTGCAAAGCTTGCGGTCGAAAACGGTCACGTGGTTTTTAAAGGTGCAGAATTTGAAACAAATGCACAAACCGTGGGCGATTTGACCGCAACAATGCTTTTAATGCAAGCAGGCGGACTTGAAACGTATCTGTGGCTCTCTAAAGATGACCAGTCGATATCATTGTCGATAGAGGATTTTGGCACTTTGGGCGGATTGATTGCAGAGTTTAAGAATACGATTTGGCAAGAAAAATACATCGCTTATAAAACGCAAATCGAGCAAGCCGAAACCATTGCAGCGATTGACAATATTGTGATTGAGTATTAGAAACGAAAGGAAAAATTATGAAATTCATTGAAATTTTAGCATTTATTAAGGAAATTATCGCAGACGACAACAAAATGGCGAAGTTCAGAGAAATCGTCGCAGACATCAAAGAACTCGTGAACGACATCAAAGACGTCGTCGGATTCTTCAAAAAAGAGCAAGCGTAATGATTGCGTTTGTTTCCTCGGCAATAAAGGCTTTTGCGGATTGCTGCAAGAGCCTTTTTGATTTATTCAAACAGAACAAAATTCAGCAATCTGAATCGGCAATGCTCAAAGACCGTGTAAATTTGCAGATTGCAACGGACTTAGCGGAGCAGATTAATTGGAACATGAGAGAATATTTCGCCTCTGACAGTCAGTTCACGATGTGGACTGCGAGGTTGTTTTATGACGGTTTAAACAAAGATGAAAAGCGGCTTTTCCGCCGATTTTACAAGCAAAAAATGAAAATCAAAAAACGCATTGAAAAATTGCAAAAAGAGTTTGAAAAGGTTAATTAAATGAGTTTTGAACATTACATAACGTTTGCGATTGTGTGTATAAGCGTTACGGCACTGGGGCTTTTCGGGGTGATTAAAGCCTGCGACTGGCTTATCGGTTTGAAATACAAATCGATTGCAGATTGCTCACGTACCCGTCACGATTGGGCTGACTGCCTTAAAAAAGAATTTGCAAGCAAAGAAACCGTCGTCAATCTCAAAGAAGATATGGACGAAATGAAAACAAAAATCGACGATATCCACGATGTCATAATGACTTTCGCCGTCGAAAGTTGCAAAAGGAAGGAAAAATGAAACGAATAATTTTGCATTGGACGGCGGGGGCGAATTTTCCCAATACAACGGATTTGCGGCACTATCATTATGTTATCGACAAGGGCGGAAAAATCACCGAGGGTGTTTTCCCTGTAAGTGCAAACGAGGTTTGCAAAAGTTATAACAACAAAGCACTTTATGCTGCACATACAGGCGGCGGAAATACAGGCTCTATCGGTGTTGCAGTTTGTGGAATGGCAGACTATAAAGGCAAATTGTCCGACACAAAATTTCCCCTCACAAAAATTCAAGTCGAGAGAATGTTTTCACTCACCGCTCAACTTTGCAAAAAATACGGCATTCCTGTTACGCCCGATACCGTGCTGACGCATTATGAATTTGGCAAAAGTCACCTGAACACAAGCAGTTTCGGCAAAATTGACATTACGATTTTACCGCCGTATTTGTCCGTAAAACCAACCGAAGTCGGCGATTTTATCCGCAAAAAAGTTAAGTGGTATTTGAAACATGTATAATTTCAAAATTAATCATATCGCTTGCTACAACACAAAAAGGAATTTTGTGCTTTTTGAAAAAGACCCGAATTTTACAAAATGAGTATAGAACGCTTGGCAAACGCCCGCAATCAGCCACGTTTATTTTAGTTTTTATCCCTAAGATACACACAAAAACGTTTAAAACGTTTCAATGTTCTTAATTTCTCGCCCTCGGCATTTTTTTGTCGGGGGCTTTTTTTTGCGTTTATATAAATTCAAAAAAACAATCTCTCAGCCGTGCGAGGATTTGTTTTATTGAACGTTTTCTTTTGTTGACATTTTAACACACATTTAAAGAAAAATTTTTTGCTCACGGGGCTACAAATTACCTCTGCGAAAATTTTATTATCCCTATTTTTAAAAGCCACTCTGAAAAAATCGGTGTGGCTTTTTTGCTTAATTTCAAGAAGTGTATTTATTTATTATGTTTTTTTCTGTATTCTTTAAGCGATTGTATTAAAAATTCTTTTTCTTCTTTGGTTATGGCCATTGTGAAACGCTCTGTTCGGTCTGTTTTAGGTGTTTTCTGAAGACTTCCTACCTTTCGTCCTGCATTGTTACGACTTCCACCGTGTGCCTTTATCCCCCATTTTGCGAACACTTCGGCATTTGTTTTTTCATCAATTTTGGAATAACTTTTTATATCTGTGATTTCCTCAAGCGAAAATTTATGTTTTAATTCGACATTTATTATGTTACTCAAAACATCTTCCGCAGATGCAAACGTATTTGCTTCTATAAATGTATTATTGCCGATAACTACTAAATACGGGGATTTTAATGCTTTGTCATAATATATCGTCGCTTTTTGCATGCCGTGACTTTTTTCAAGTTTTTTAAACATCTTTTACCTCTTATTGAAAATTATCTAAACTTTGTTATAATATAAATAAAGGGTTATAC